TAACGTGCGACTTGAACTAACAGAATCTACATCTTCCATAAACCCCAAAGCATTATTAAGTGTTCCTTCTTTCTTAACTGTAAATTCATATGTAGTATTTGTTATTGTTATTTTGTTAGTTATTGAGTTATAAGTAATAATAAATAATCCTCCTAAACCTGATTGAAGGGCATTAATCATTTGTTGGATATTATAGTTTCCTGCTGGAACTGTTATGGTATAAGTATTTGAATTGCTATGAATAATTAATACATTATTGTTCTCATTGATACTATAAAATGAATATGGTATTACAGCATTCTGTAAAGATAAATATATATAATGACCATCTGGGATATCAATCTGTGGAAATTCAAAAACACATATACCTGTGTCTCCTGTAGGTTTAACACTAGCGTATTTACTATTTAAATATATCTGTATACTATCTGTTCGGGCATTCATAATATACATATAGATTTATTTTTTAAATATTTATACTCCCTTATTAAACATACTCATAGCATTTTGAATTGCCCCATATAATTCTGCTTTTGTTATATCTGGGAAAGCTTTTAAAGTATTTTTTATTAATCGATATGTTCTATCTTTAATTGATTCTGGAACAATATTTATTAATTCATTAATATAATCTTCAGTTATTTCTTCATCAACTGGAAAAGTTGTTTCTGCTTCTGGTGCTAAATCTACATTAGCAGCACGACTATCTTCTGGAATATCTTGACTACCTTGATTAGTAAATCTAACATCATTCTCTAAATCATTAGTATTACTTGGAATAGAAGTTCGACGAATTGCTTCTTCAACAGTTGCTCTATCAATACCAGCTTGTTGTGCTCTATCAAAAGCAATAGGAGCAGTTCTACCAATTTCAGGAGCTTGTGGAATCATTTGCGGTGCTTGTCTAGGTGCTCTTTTTTTGTTAGATTTTAGCAATCCCATCTTGCTTAACTTGCTTAATATTTTCAATTCATCTTGTGCCTTGATATTATTATTAACTACAACGGCATTGGTATTTACTATATCTGTTTTTGTTCGAGATTTTTTTGTCATACTAATAAACTATATAAAGAAAAAATAAATCTATAATATATATAATGAGTTTAAATAATATCGAAATTTTAGGCTACAACAGCCTTACCAATATGTCAACTATAAATGCTGATGAAGTTAATACTGATGTTCTAACAAAAATTGACCCTGACATTTCTGATGCTGATTTTGATACACTTGAAGGAATTAATAATACTGTTACAATTCAAGAACAATTTGATGCTATTGAAGCACAAATTGGTAATATAGGTGCTTCATATTGGTTTTCTGCTTGGGATACTACTACACAAACTAACACTGTTGCTAATACTCCCCGTATTGTTACGTGGAATAATTCTGACCCAGCAAGTAATGGTATTACATCAGGTTCAGCAACTGGGTCTATAAAAGTTTTACATACTAATGCTTATAATATTCAATTCAGTTTTCAATTACATCAAACATCTAGTTCTAATGGTAGTGTAACTATTTGGCTTAGAAAGAATGGCAATGATATTACTGCCTCTGCTGGCGAATATGATGTTAAAGGTAATGACCATCTTGTTACTGCTTGGAACTATGTTATGGTTTTAGAAGCTAATGATTATATTCAGTTTATGTGGGCAAGTGATTCAACTTCAATGACATTAGATTATCAAGCAGCACAAACTTCACCTTATAATCATCCAGCAATTCCATCTGTAATTATTACTCTTACCAATGTTACAGGTGAAGGCCCTGCTGGCGCGCAAGGTCCAATTGGGCCTACTGGGCCTCGTGGAGACCGTGGACCTAAAGGAGACCAAGGTGATGTTGGACCTGCTGGAGATGGTCCTGTTGCTTATTCAGCATTAGCATTAGCAGGAACAGCAAACGCAGCAGCAATAGCATTAGGTGTAGTAGTATCAGGTCAATCAACAACAATTGCTGGTTTAAGTTCAACTGTTGGCGGATTAGTTACATCACAAGCAGCACAAGATACAGCAATAGCAGCATTACAAGCAAAAACAGTATATCAATCAGCAGCAGTTGAAGATTTTGTTCTTAAAACAAAATTCAGTAGTGATGTTAATGTTCGTAATTTACTTGGAGCAGGAGATGCTGTTATATTATCAGCTACAACAGAAAATAATTTTTTACGATTAATTCGAACTCCACAAGTTATTGCTGCTACTGGGACATCATCTTTTCATTCAATTGTGTCAACATCATATATTGAAGCAAGTGGTATAATTCAAGCTGGCGAAAATATATTTATAAATAGAACAAATAATTCTGGTAATAAACTAACATTATATGATAATAATACTGGTAATCCATATAACTATAATGGTATTAGTTTAACATATACTGATACATCTGCTGTTAATAATGTTTATAATGTTAGTTTACCTGCTGGATTTTCACCTTCATCACATATTTTTACTTATTGTGATTCAATTGGTTCTACTAAAAATATATTAAAATTTAACAAAGATGAATGTAATATGACATTTTCTAACATAAAACTTAGAACAACAGGTAATTACACTTCAAAAATTGATTCAACTATTACTGTATTAGGCAATGAATCTGATATTTCTGACAACTCTGGATATGTTAGTTTTGAAGCAAAAACAATGAATATTGCTAACACTCTTAGTGGAACAAATGTTAGTATTGCTAATGTTAATAATAATACTGTTAATATTGGTAATGGTAATAATTCTAACATATCAATTGGTAATGGTAGTAATCCTACAATATCAATAGGTAATGGAGATAATTCTACTACTAGTGGTAAAATTATTGATATTGGCAATGGCGATAATAAATTTATTAATATTGGAACATCAACCAATCCGTTTGCTGATAATGTAGTTAATATTGGCTCTGACTTTGGATTTGTTAATATAAGCGGAGTTGTTACATTTAAGGGTAATAATTTTGATTTTGTAAATGGATTTTTTAGTCAATTTTAATTCTATTGTTAGTATAAATGGCAACTGGATTTAATAAAATGTCTGCTATCAAAATAGGAGGCACATATACTAACACTATTAATAGTTCACCGTATGGTAATACTTCTTTTGATGTTAGTGGTAATGCTATTATTAGAAATGATTTAATAGTTTTAGGTAATATTATCAACTCAGGAGTTTCTGGACCTACTGGTTCTGTTAACTTTAATAATTTAAATATTACTGATAATCTAACAGTTGGCAATCAACTAGGTGTTACTGGACCTACTGAATTATATACTACATTGAATGTAGGTGGGACTGCTACATTTGTTGGACCAGTCGGTATTACAGGCGATTGTTCTATTTATGGTAATCAATATACTAACAACACTAATGTAGGTGGCATTCTAGGTGTAACTGGAACAACAAATCTATATTCAAATACTAATGTAGGTGGCATACTTGGTGTAACAGGTAATACAAATCTTTATGGAACACTTTACGTTAATGGTAATGCGGAATTTAATAATCAAGTAAAAACAGATATTCTAACAAGCACAGCAGCAGCAACTGCTACATATATTCAACCTACTGGCGACCTTTTTTTATATAATGCTGGCGGACTTATTCCTAGTAGACCAGCCAATAATATTTTTATGAATTCATCTTTTAATATTGCTGTTGATGCTGGTAATAATATAACTAACAATTTAGATGGAGATTTTACTATTAATAACGGTATTGCTGATAAAGGTTTAATAATTAAAAATACTACTAGCACAGCATCATCTAACATATTATTTAAAGATAGTATTAATGTTGAAACTGGTTTTATAAAATCATATCCTTCAAGTGCTGGAGCAATACAAGATACATTAGACATTAGTGCCAAAGCAGGAACAATGCGTCTTTTTTCAGGCAATATTATTAGTAATTCACCTTTAAGTATTATATCAGCAACAAGTAATCCATTTTTAGAATTAAAAAATACATCAGGTTCTGGTTCAAAAAGAATTATGTTTAGAAATTCATTAGATGTAGAAAGTTTAAATATATCATCAAGTGGAACACTTAGTAGTATTCTTAGTGATGTTCCATTAGAAATTTATACATCAGGCACAGGTTCATATATCAATTTTGCGTCAGCAGATAATATGGGATTCGACGCACAAGGCACTTGTAATTTTATTTCAAGAGCAGGAACTATTTCATTTGAAGCACAAGGTGGTCCAATAATTTTTAATAATTCAGGTGTAACTGGCGCATCAGGTGATATGGAATTAACTTCTGGTAATGTAACAACAATACAAAGCACAAAACAAACCTATATAAAAACAACTAATACAACAGATGGAAATATTTTTATACAACCAGCAACAAATCGTAATGTAAGTATAGAAACCACAGGAACAGGAGATATAAATCTAACATCAACTGATTTAGTAAATATAACAGCACCTAATGGCATAGATTTAAAAAATCAAATATATTTTGATAGAATCCCTACTTCAAGTGAGTATACAACAGATAATACCGCAATTGGTTTTACAAATTCAATTAATGCTGGAACAGCATATTCAGGAACAGCAAGTGATACAACTACTCCAGCACAAGTAGGAACATTTACTTTACCAGCACGTGGAGCTTGGTTTATACAAGTTTCAGTAAAAATTACATTAAATACTGGAAGTGATACAATTACAAATAGAACTATAGCAGTTAGTGAATCAAGTGCTAGTAGTGTAGAAATAGCACCTTGTTTTATATATGCTGACCCTATTGATGATGGAGCAGGTTCAGCAGGTGAAAGACAAAATATTTGTTTATCTGGTATATTTCATTGGACAGCAACAGCAACAAAGCAGTTATTTATAAATGCTATTGTTCAAACATCAGGTTCAAGAACTGTAACAGTTAGTGGAAATATAAAATATACTAGAATTGCTTAAAATAAAATCTAACAATATTATATGTATAACATTACAGATTATTCATATAAACAGGCTGACAAACTTGGTGTTAGTATAAAGCCTAGCACAAATAAGAAAAAAAAGATAGATGTCTTCAAGCAAGATAAAAAGATTGCTTCTATAGGGGCTGCTGGGATGGGCGATTTTCCTACGTATTTGAAAGAAAAAGGACCTAACTTTGCTAATGAACGTCGCAGACTTTTTAACGCAAGATTTAAGGAATCTAGTAAAGTTAAAGATAGTCCAGCATATTTCAGCAAAAAGATTCTATGGTAACTACTTAAAGACAAATGGTAAATATAATATATAAAATGTCAGACAAAGAAGTTTGGATAAAAATTATTGAAGATTATGAAATTTCTAATTATGGAAATTGTAGAAAAAAAGATAAAATAATTAATGGTTCTATTCAAAATAAAGGTTACAAATATTTTCAATTACAACGAAATGGAAAACGAATTAATTATTTTTTTCATCATTTAGTAGCACAAGCATTTTTAGGAGAAAGACCTACTGGATTAGTAATAGACCACATAGATAGAAATAGACTTAATAATAATGTAACTAATTTAAGATATGTTAGTCAAAAAGAAAATACTAATAATAGAACAGATATTGATATTAATAAACGTAAAGGTTCAATTAGATATAGATGTAATAATTATGAAGCACAAATTGTGATTAACTATGTTGAATATAAAAAAAAATGTAAAACATATGAAGAAGCAGAATTATTCATTAATGAAACAAAACAAAAATTTTTATCTAACCTAACAATATAATGAGTTCTTTTGCTTTCATCAATCCAAAGAATCAGCTGTGGAAATCAGCCAAGATAGCAAAGGTCCATCAGAGAATATTAGAACGTTTAACTGACTTGCCTGATGTAATTCGTAAAGACAAGCACAATATGGAACTTTTACTTATGATTTGTAATATGGTCGAAAATAGTATTAACAATACTAACAAAAAAGACAAATTAAAAATCGATAAGAAAAGTTTAGCAATTCAAGTTTTAGGTTCTTTATTCGGTGAAATGCGACCTGAAGATATCGAAACTATTTCTAAAAATATTGAATACTTACACGACAATAATCAAATTGTCAAGTTTTCTGTGTGGACTATTCTAACAGCCAACTTGTTAGATTGGACCAAAAAAAAGTTAAAGTAATAAGAGATTGGATTATTAATTGGATTCAAACAAGATTTATTAATGGAGTTATGAAAGAAATGAATGTGCCACGTGATGTAATGTTTATTGTGAATATTGCTAATAATTTGGATAAGATTGGATTTATTCAAACAGCAATTAATCAACTAGGGGTATATAAATTCGTAGCTTATCTTGTATACTTTGCTTTTATTGCTTAAAACAACTTAAAGATATTTTATCTAATACTGTTAGATAAAATACAATGGAACAACCTGACTGGGAAAATGACGTTATTCTAAAAAAGTTTTTGGTAATGTGTAAATATCAACTTGAATGGAGTGAAGAGTTTTATTCTAATAAAGCAAAAACTAGACTAGAAAAAAATCGTGCTGAAAAAAAACGTTACTTTGAAAAAGTAAGACGTGAAAAAGCCTTGTTAGAATTATTATAAGTCACTGCTATTCGTAATATTCATTAAATTAAAATTATGATAAAACTTACCTTCAAAAGCATCTACATCTAGATGTTGATATGGTTCATCAAAAATATATTCAAATACTTTTTTCGCATCTTGTTCAGACATCTGTAAAATCTCTCGTCTTATAGTATCCCACTCTTCCGAATTACGTGGCTTGAATATACTAGCAAAAGTTATTTGCTTACGCAAAATCTTTGGCATATACAAATATGATTGAAGTGTAAAAACAAAACTACAATTTAAATGTCTTGCTTTAATGAGTAAAGCATTTAATGCTCTAACAATATCTTTATCTTTTAAATCATTTGCGTGGTCATCTATAATAACCATTGAATACTCTGGTTTAGTCTCATCTTTTTCTGTTTGTTCTTTTTTCTCTATTAAAGTATTTAATAAATCATACAAAGCATCTGACGTAAGACTATGATAAACTTTATCGTGATTTTTGAATGGATGGTTTTGAACACTTGCGAAACTTGCTGAAGGGCAAAAATAATAAAGATTATCAAACTTTTTCCTGTAAGCACCACCCTTGCGAAATTGTGAAAGTAATAAACTTGTCTTACCACTACCCCCACTACCTACAAGTAGGTAAATCATTCCATTACGACGGCTAATACCTTCTGGAATTCCGTCTACATAAATATCCATAACTTCCTTAATAGGGGACATCTGCTTCAAAGCATTGTTCGGTATTTCGCTAATTTCGGTAATAGGCATATACAATAATACTATATTTTTATTTCGGTTAATTTAGCAAAAATTAAAATCTTTACCTATATATATGGAGAGCTCTGACGACGACGCTATTACTAAACCAAAGGCCACACCTAAACCAGTCTCAAATACTGAAGAACCTGTTAAAGAGCAAAAAGAACCAAAACCTAAGAAAACCTATGCTCGTAAAGCAAAAGATGTTGTTCAAAATACTTTAAAGGGCACTGCCAAAGGTAAGAAACCACAAACACAACAAGACATTTTTGATGAGATAGAATGTGACTTAGAAAGAGAAGAAGCACTTTTAGTAAGATTAGAAGCAAAGGCAGCAAAGCGTAAAGCATTACAAGCTGAACTAAGACAAAGTGAATTATTAGAACAAAGTGAACCAGAAATAAAAGAAGAACCAATTGTTGAAAAGAAAGAATCTAACAAAAAGGTTGTTAAACAGAAAAAAGCACCTAAAAAGGTCGTAGAAGAAACTGATACTGAATCTGATTCTGAAAGTAGTGTTGAAATCGTAATAAAGAAAAAAACTAAGGTTAAGCCTGAACCCAAACCTAAGAAAAAGAAAAAGATTGTAATTGAACAATCTGATTCTGAAACTGATGATAGTGATGATAGTGATGGCCCTCCACCTCAACCTACATCACGTGCTACTAAGTCACAACAAAATAGAGTAAGTAAAATTATACCCAAGCTACCTGAATCAAAATATTATTTCGCTTAAAAAAATTTATTTATTATAATTATTTTATATAATAAATATATATGGCACGAAGTAATCAATGGATAGAATTTGTTAGAATGTATGCCAAACATTTTGGTTTATCTTATATGTGTGCTATTTCAAGTCAAGATATTAAGCAAGATTACAAGGATTGGAAAGCTGGCAAAGTTGAATTTGGTAGCACAAAATATCGTAATGGTAAGGAATTAAAACCAAAAAAACCAAAAACTAAGTATAATCTTGTTGAAGAAGAAGATGAAGAAGAAGAAATTATTCCTGTTCCTAAGAAAAAGAAAGTTAAGAAATCTAAACCCAAGGTTGAATTAATTGAAGAAGATGATGAAGAAGAGGAAATTATTCCTGTTCTTAAGAAAAAGAAATCTAACAAAGTGCCTGAACCTGAGGCAAAACAGATTGTTAGTTCTTTAATTGAAGAAGAAGAAATTATTCCTGCTCCTAAGAAAGTTACTGTTAAAAAGGATATTGATAAAAGAAGTAATTTAGAAAAAGAACTTGAAAAAGCAAAATCAAAATCATTACCAGAAAATTTAATTCTAACAAAAGATGAAAAAGATATGTTTACAAAAGTTTATAGAAAAATTACATCTGATATTTTAACAATAAAAGTTCGTTATAATGCTATAGATGAAGCAGAAGAAGGTGATATTAAAAGTTTAAAAAATAGACTAACAAGAAGAGAAAATTATTTAAAACAATTATTAAGAGAAATAAAAGGAATTGTTAATGTTTTTGGTGATGGTTGGACTATACAAGAACCAACAAAAGAAGAAATGACAGCATTTGTAAATAAAATAAAAGAAAAAGATGATGGTTTAACTGAATATCCAGAAATTGTATGGAATTCAAGAGTAGATGATTTAACTGATAAACAACTAAAAAGTTTTATGAAAAGAGAGAATTTAGTTGTTATAAATGGTATACCATATAGAGTTTATATACCAGACGTAAGAGGTCAAATTTATCAACCTATGTTTGATTTTATAACAGTAGGGTTAGAATTAGGTGAAGATAAAGAAAGAACACAATACTTAAAAGATAAGGGATTATATGAATCAATTGTTACTCTACCTACTGAACAATAATTATTTAAAAAACTACTTAAAAAGATTTTATGTTAGTATATTACTAACATAAAATGTTACGCTATACTGGTTACGAAATTCTGGCAATATTATATATTTTATTTGAGATTGAAAGCCCAAATAATATTATAACTTTTGATGAAAAGATTTTAAAGGTTGGTAGTTATGAAGAAGAAAGTATTGAAATAGATTTAAATAAAAAATATAGAATTATCATCAAGGAAGGTGCTGTATTTGGTTTTATTGTAAATGATGATGAAGAGAATTATATGTCTATTTATGTAGACCCATATCTTGTTAGAAATATTACCAACTTTCGTAAGAGAGTTGATAGAGTTCTTGAAAATATTAGAAAGTAAGTATTGTTCTTTAAAAAAGGAATAGAAAATGAATAGGACAAGTGAAAAAAAAGGCTATCCAGAAAAAAAAAATGGGGTTGGCCAAAAAAAGGAAGGGTAGTTCCAAAAATGTCCTTTTATAGAAATTTTTTATCCGAAAAGGCCTTTTTTTCAAATGACCTATTCGTTTTCTATTCTATTTAGTTAAACTACTTAAAGATAAAATAATAAGATATGTTATAAGATAAAATAGATGGACGAATTTGAAACCGACCTAGCAGAGTATAATATTCATCAATGTCTCAATAAGAGACGATATTACGTAACAATTAAAGAGAATGGTCAAAAACTAACAAAAGAACAAGAAGTAAAGATGAAAGAATATTGGAAACAATTAGATGTAGAGTATGATGTAAGTGGAGACCTAGATGCTGAAACAAGAAAACAATATGCTATGAAGCGTAGAATATTAGCAGCAAAGTTTAAATCAAAGTTATTAGAAGAAACAAAACACTTAGTAGAAAATGTAGATAAATACATTGAATTGTTAGATGAAAAGATAACAGAATTAAAAGAATTATCAGAAGAAAAGAGAAAAGAAGATAAAATAACATATCTAACAATGGTAGTTAAATGTGAATGTGGAAAAGATACAATGCGTTGTAATATGGCAAGACATAAAAGAAGTAAGAAGCACGTAGAATGGGAACAAAAACAGAAACAGACAGAACAAGAGTTAGAAGAAAAGAAGCAATTGGTAGCAGAACAATGTAGAGAGGCATATAAGTTACAAAAAAAGTTAGAAGATAAGGATGAAATAATTAGAAACTTAAAGGCTCAATTAGAAATAAAGAATATGTTTAATAAAACAATATAAAGGTAATATATCTTATTCAATTATAATGACAGCAAATCTAACACAAGAACAAATCTTACAATTACTAACAAGTGCTTTAACTAACAAACCCCAAGAGAAAGGAAAAGATAGTATTAACCTATATACTATTATACCAAGTGTTACATATGAGAAATTTTTAGAATCATTTCAATGTTTGCCAGCAGAATATATTAATAATATGGATTTACATACTTATATTTTTAGAAACATAAATGACAACCTAAATAGGATTTTAGAGAAAGATAGACCGATAGCAATGCCTAACCAAAAAACAAAAACATTGTTTTTCTACATTGATGGAAAGTGGCAAGAAGATATTGATAAATCAATTCTAACAAAGTTATATAGATTCATTAATAACACAGCAATTAAAAACTTAACAGCAGAAATAAAACAAGACCAAACATTTATGAGAAGTTCAGGATACTTAATAAAGTTATGTGATATAGATAAATATGGTTCTACAAGGATGTTAATGGAAAAAGTATTAAACGCATTAACAAAAAGTTTTAGATATGATGATTTTATAATTCATACTTAAATAATATAATAAGATAAACTACTTAAAGATAATATATCCTATTATATTATATAACAAGATAAAATGGATTTTAGCGAAGCAATTAAAACAAACAAGCCAAATATTTCAGCAAGTTCATTAAGAACTTATAACTCACTTCTTAAAACAGCATATAAGATAATGTTTAAAGATACTCCAAATCCAGATATAGAAAAGTTTAAAGATGTTGAATTAATTAAAAAGTATTTAGAAGGACGTCCACCTACAAGTCAAAAAACAATATTATCAGCAATTCAACAAGTAGCTCCAATGAAAGAATATCAGGAACTAATGGTTGAACTTAAAACAGGAATTCAGAAAGCAGAGGATGACCAAATTCTAACAGAAAAGCAAGAAGGTAGAGCAGTAACAAAAACAGAGGTAGAAAAGGTGTTTAACGAACAAAGAAAACTTGTTAGTTACTTACTAACAAAAGATAGTTTATCAATGAATGATTTACAGAATATTCAGAATTTTGTTATACTAGCAGTAGTAACTGGTATATACATTTGTCCTCGTCGTAGTTTAGATTGGACAGAAATGAAGTATAAAAATTATGATGAAAACAATGATAATTACATTAAAGGTAACGAGTTTACTTGGCATAAGTTTAAGACAGCAAAGTATTATGAACAAGGACAATCAGATTTAATTCCAGATGATTTATTAACAATTCTAACAAACTGGATTAATTTAATACCATCACATATAGATTATCTTTTTTTTAATTCAGATTATGGACAGCTAACATCAGCAACATTAAATCAAAGATTGAATAAATTGTTTGGTGGAAAAGTGTCAATAAATGAAATGAGACATTGTTTTGCTACTGAAAAGTTTAGTAAGTTAATGTTAGCAAAAAAGCAGTTAGAAGAACAAGAACAAGAGATGGCAAATACATTGAAGAAGATGGGTAGTTCAAAGAATCAAGCAACAACATATGTGAAGTTATACAATTCAAATGGGTCTTTATGTTCAGACAAGTTTACGAAATAATATTTAATCGTTAAAACAACTTAAAGATAATCTTATAGTATATTATAAGATGCCAAAGACAGCGAAGGATTATAGTAAAGTAAGTATTTATAAGATATGTTGTAAAGACCCATCAGTGACAGAGTTTTACATAGGTTCAACAACAAATTTTACTCAACGCAAATCATATCATAAACATACTTGTTGTAATACAAATCATAAGTTTCATCATTATAATGTTTATCAATTCATAAGAAAATACGGTGGATGGGATAACTGGGAGATGATTGAAATAGAAAGTCTTAGTTTAAACACAAGTCAAGAAGTTCTAAAAAAAGAAAGAGAATGGTTTGATAATCTAAAACCAACATTGAATAGTAATAGACCAACAAGAACAAAAGAAGAATTAAATCAAGATTATGTAGAACATTACAAATTAAATACAAATGGTTTAGCAGATAAAAAGAAAGCATATTACTACGCAAACAAAGAAAAGATTACAGAAAAAAGAAAGAAATATTATGAGGCAAATAGGGAAAAACTTTTAGCAAAGAAAAAAGAATATAGAGAAAAAATAAAATCTAACAATAATATACAACAACAAGATGCCATTATATCTGAAGGAATACCCACAGAATCAGTTCAAGGTATGTGATGCTAAACGCTGTTTAAGCAAAAAGCCAATGAGTGAAGAAAAAGCAAAGAAGCAAAGAATAGCAGTAGCTCTGTCAATTAATAGAACAAGAGGAGTTCCATTGAAAGAGATTTTTTCAAGTAAGCGTAAATAATTTCAAATACTTATTTGTTAGTTAGAATATAATAATAAAGATACTTTATTATTATAATTATGAATTGTAGTTACGAAGAGATACAAACGCCAGCAGATGTATGGACAAAGATATTAGAATTACTTCCAGTTAGAGAAGATGCTATATTCTTAGAACCTTTTAAAGGAGAAGGAAGTTTATACAATCAAATAAGTTGTTTAAAAGAATGGTGTGAAATCCAAGAAGGTAAAGATGTATTCGATTATGATTGTAGTAAAAGTATAGTAACAACAATATATACTAACCCCCCTTTCAAGTGTGAACTAACTAACAAAAAAGGTAAGAAAGTAGTAAAGAATTCAGTGTATTACTTTTTGGAGTATTTTATGGAAAAAATCAATTCTCTTGAAGAGATTGGTTTTTTAATTAACGCGAAATCGTGGAATTCTATTACCCCTAAGAGACTTGTTAGATTACAGAACTTAGGGTTTTATATTCATAATATAATTGTTTTGAATTGTAATTATTGGTGGGGAACATATTACTTTGTTCTTTTTAAAAAGTATAATACTAACTTTGTTATTCCTATTGAAAAGACTTTTGTAAAGTAGGTTAATCAGGATAAACTTCGTAATCATATTCACAATTAGGTTTCCAATTACTAATAACAGAAATCTTAATACGTTTTTCAGTATACTTATTATTCCAATCAGTATGATATTGATTAATAGCAGTCGCTTTATGCCACCCATAGAATGATGGTGGAGAATCAGAACTACTAATTTGTGTAGACCTTGATTTAAGTTTTCTAAGATAAACAAGTTTATTGGTAACTTTATAAACCTTATAAAAGTCAGAATGTTTAGTTTGCCAACTTTCTGATATAGCATATATCTGATTCATAAAGTATTCTTCGGGGGTTTGTTCAATTAATTCCATTGTATGTTCTTTAAGTTGTTTTAATAATATATTAATAATAAAAACTTAAAAACTAAAATTCATTTCAACTTTTTTTTTATTATTCTATTAATTCTACGTGAATATCTACAATCTTTCTAATTGATACATAATCTGTATTAACCATTCTACCAGTTCTATATCTTTCATTAGTAAAATTCATATAGATTCGTTTAGCATTATCATTCACTTCTTTTAACCATTCAGCCTTTTCCAAATACTCACCCTCGTCACAATCTATCTCATACTCTTCTAACAATTCATTCAATCTATTATTCCAGTCAGGAGTATTGTATAATATCTTAACTACTTCTACTACATCTCTGATAACAATATTGCTAGGTAATTCATCGTGATTGAAAACATAATTCATTGTTTCAGGTTTAATAGTTGTATAGTTCTCAAAGTTAGTCAAGAATACAATTAATCTATGTATCTCTCTTCTAGTGAGAGCAATAAAGTTTTCATTAATAATATCGTGGTATGTAGTAATACCAGCATTAATAAACATAGTAAGAGTGTCGTTAATCATTCTAACAAAAGTAACGTAGTCGATATATCGTGTAATAGTATAATAGTTGTAAGTTAATAAGAAAAGGGTAAAAGATAAAAAGCGTTTCAACTTTTTTTTTTGAG